TTGACAGTTACTATGATGTTTGTGAAGAGGTTGGTTTAATCAGTAAATACCAGAAGCATACATCTGAATATGACTTTGAATTAAATGCCGATGCAATCAAAGATAGATTCAAGATATACGTAGACACAAGAGAACAAAAACCTCTCAAGTTTAATGTTAAAACTGAAATTAAAAATTTAAAGTTTGGAGATTATGCTTTTAGTCATCCGGGGTATTCTCAAAACTGTTATATAGAAAGAAAATCAGTTAGTGATTTTGTTGGAACTCTAAGCGGAGGGTTCAAGAGGTTTGTTAATGAAATAGAAAGGGCTGGTGAAGCTGAAGCGAGTTTGATTGTTTTAGTTGAAGAAAATTTAAATAAGTGTCGATCTTTCAATCACTTGCCACAAGTATCTAGAAAGATCAAAGCAACACCAGAGTACATTTTTCATAATGTTAGATATTTAATTCAAGCTTATCCTCATGTGCAGTTTTTGTTTGTGAACACTAGGAAAGATGCCTCAAGAATTATAGAAAAAATATTTTTAGGACAAGCAAAACATAATATAATTGATTTACAGTATTGCTATGATAACAAGATTTTGTAATGTGGTACGCTCCAGAAAGTAAAAAAGTTGAGTCACTCAACGAGCAACTTCTCAGTCTCAAGGGAACACTTGAGAACAAAGAAGCTAAGATAAGTCTTGCTAAATTTCTAAGAGCTAACTTAGGCTTGACAGTTGACTTGATTGCTGGAATCAAGCTCGCGCCCTTTCAAGAAATAACTCTAAAAGGAATGCTTAACAGAAACTTCTCTATGTGCGTGTGGGGTCGTGGCTGTGGCAAAACTTTTATTGCTTCTGTGTTTTGTTTTCTTCAATGTATATTTGAGCCGGGAACAAAGATACTAATCGCAGGTCCGACATTTCGTACTGCTCGCTTTATTTTTAACAACCTAGAAAAGCTAGTAGAGTCTAAGGGTGCAGAGCTTTTAGCTCAAGCTTTTGGTGCGAAAGCAAAAAGAAACGATCAATTCGAATGGCAAATAAACGGAGGCTCAATAACAGCTATTCCGCTTAACGGTGAAAAGATTCGTGGTTTCCGCGCAAACGTTTTGGTTCTTGATGAGTATCTTTTATTACCAGAAGATATTATCAACACCGTGCTAATGCCCTTTTTGGTCGCCCCTCAAAACATGAAAGAGCGTTTGGAGATTAGAGAGGTTGAAAACAAGCTAATAAAAGAGGGCGTCATGAAAGAAAAAGACAGAATGGTTTTTGAAAACAATTCTAAAATGATTGCCTTGTCCTCTGCAAGTTATACATTTGAAAATCTTTACAAGACGTACAAAGAGTGGGTCCAGCACATTTACAGTAAAGAAGAAAAAGATTCATCATACTTTGTTTCTCAGCTTGGCTACGAATCTCTTCCCGCAGAGATGATTGACACAACAGTAATTGAAGAGGCTAAAAATGGAGGAACCTCTAGCGCGTCTTTCCAGCGCGAGTATTGCGCTCAGTTTACGGATGGAAGTGATTCCTATTTTAGTGCAAAGAAAATGCATGAATGCACAATTCCAGACGGAGAGTTACCAACAACAAGAGTAAAGGGTGACCCTGAATTAAAATACATTTGCGCGATTGACCCCAGTTTTTCTAATAGTCCAAGCTCTGACTACTTTGCGATGTCTGTCATAGAGTTGGATGAAGAAATGAAAACTGGAACTCTGGTTCACAGCTACGCAGTGGCTGGTGGAGACCTAAAAGATCATATACAGTATTTTAATTATTTATGTAATGCCTTTGACTTTGAAATGATATGCATTGATAACGCTGGTTTTCAATTCATAGATAGCTGCAATGAGTCTGAGTTATTTACCAAGAATCTAAGTTTCTTTGATTTTAATAGTGACGCGGAAGGCGCAGACTATCAGAAAGAAATTAAAAAGATTAAAAACTTATATAATAAACAAGACGGCAAAATCTGCTACAAACAAATTTTTACATCGAATTGGTTAAGAAAGTCTAATGAGTATTTACAGGCTTGTATAGATCACAAGAGAATCTGGTTCGCTTCCAAGGCTACTGCCAACAATGAAGCCTTTAATAGAATGACCAATCAAAGTATTAATCTTAAATTTAATACTGGAGAAACTATCTTAGATTTAATCGAGGAGCAAGATAATTTAGTTTACCAGACAAAGAAGCAATGTTCTTTGATCGAAGTCAAGAGTACAGCTAAAGGAACCCAAACATTTGATTTGCCACAGCATTTAAAAAGAAATACATCTGTTAATCGAGCTAGGCGAGATAATTATACCACACTTATGATTGGAACTTGGGCGATGAAATGCTATTATGATATGATATCTGCAGAAGATGTAGAGGTTGACGAGACTTTTACTCCCATGATGCTTTAAAAAGTGTAATTTTCAGTATAAAAAATGGAAAAAAAGCCTAAAACAGCCAAAACAGCAAAAAGCACCCCAAAGACGGCTTCGAAAGCGTCCGCTAAGAAAGCTGGAATTGATGATTTAGAGCAGTCCGTTGCTAGTAGCGCAACTCCACTTACCGCTTTTGAAGCAGTGGCCTCGACATCGACACGTCGCAACAAGGCTGCTGATATTCATAGGACAGATAGATTTAAAAACATTTCTGATGGGGTTGTTCCATTTAAATATACTTACGGTGTCCAGAATAAATCTAACCTGAATATTCGTGACACTGTAACTCTTTGTCAAAAAGCTTATTATAACTTTGCTATATTTCGCAACACGATTGACATGATGACGGAGTTTTCTTCGTCTGGCATTTTTCTTAGGGGTGGAAGTAAAAAGTCTAGAGATTTCTTTGATGCTTTATTTGAAAAGAATAGTTTAAAAAGTTTTATGGACAAATTTTTCAGAGAATATTATCGCTCTGGAAATGTGTTTATTTATCGTTTTGATGGCAAGGTTTCCAGAGAAGACATTAAGAAAATGACTCAAACTTTTGGGTCTGCTGGTTTGGGTGAAATTACATTGCCAGTTCAATACTCTGTTTTAAATCCTGCTGACATCCAGATACAGGGTGGATTAAATTTTGCGACTGGCGTTTACTACAAGGTGTTAAGCGATTACGAGCTTGCCAGACTCAGAGAGCCAAGAACCGAAGAAGATCAAGAGATTTTAAATAACCTCCCTGAACAAACCAGAAAATTAATTCGTGATTCAAAAGGCAGCACGGTTCTTATGCCTTTGGACTCAGAGCATATAAACGCCGTTTTTTACAAAAAGCAAGACTACGAACCATTCTCAGTGCCAATGGGCTATCCAGTTCTTGAAGATATAAACTGGAAAGCTGAGATGAAAAAAATGGACATGGCTGTTGCCAGAACAATGCAGCAAGCCATTCTCTTGGTTACTATGGGAACCGAACCCGAAAAAGGTGGCGTTAACCAAAAGAATCTTGCAGCTATGCAAGAGCTATTCCAAAATGAATCTGTTGGAAGAGTATTGATTGCTGATTACACAACCGATGCTAAGTTTGTGATTCCTAACATTGGTAATTTACTTGGCCCCGAAAAGTATGAGATCGTTGACAGAGACATACAAATTGGTTTACAAAATATTTTGGTTGGTGATGAAAAATTTGCTAACCAAGCAATTAAAACAGAAGTATTTTTAGCAAGATTGACTCAAGCTCGCGAAGCCTTTTTAAATGAGTTTTTAATTCCTGAAATAAAAAGAATTTCTAAAGTAATGGGTTTTAAAAATTACCCGCTTCCCTACTTTAATGAGTTTAGCCTTGGGAGTGATCCAACCAAATCTAGAGTCTACGCTAGACTCATGGAGCTTGGTATCTTAACTCCAGAAGAAGGAATTGATGCTCTTGAAACTGACAAACTTCCAGACAATGAAGAGTCTATAGAGTCTCAAAGAAAACTTCTTAACCTCAAAGACGAAGGTCTTTACCAGCCAGTTATTGGCGGCAAAGGAGCCGGGGCAGCACCCACTGGTCGTCCTGCTGGAACAGGTACACCCCAAGAAACAAAAAATGTTAGCCCCATTGGTCAGGGTGAACAAAGCAATGCGGATTATTATAGCATCTCTAAAATCACGGACAACATGATCCACGCAAACGGCTTGACCAAGAAAGTTGAAGCTGGCTTGAGAAAGTTTCATAGTTTAAAACGTCTTAATAAAAGACAAAAGGAAGTGGCTCAAGGAATTGTAGAAGTAATTATTTCAAACGAAAATCCATCTGATTGGAAGAAGGTGGTGGACGAATATGTTAAGAAACCTGTGGATAAAAATGAAGACAGAGTTTCAGAAATTAGAGACATAGCTTGTCGTCATCAGATAGATTACTACTTGGCCAGTATCCTTTTTGCGAGCAAGAGCGAAGAGGAAACTAACGATGGCTAAGAATGTAATAACATACGGAGTTCAAGATTTATTCTTCGGAGCCCCCCTAAAAATGCCTCGATATAATGAGGTAGGTGCTGGGGGTGGGTCATCGAACGTCGCACAAAACAAATTCTCTATAACAGGGTACACCGGCCAAAAAACAAATGGCGCAAATGATGGTCAAAAATTTGAAGTTCTTCAAAGAATAAACAAAGTTCAAAGTTTTAATTACAGCATAGACCTTCCAAAAGAAAATATAAATTCTGTTGGCTCAATTACAAACCGCGCCTCGTATGTTTCTGGACCGCCTTCGGTTAATTTAAATTTCAGTTATTACGTTGATGGAATCAATAACGAACAGCGAATGGGGCTTTCAACCCAAAATCAAATAGCAACTCGTCCAACCTCTTTTATAAGCGGTTTGATGACAAAGGAAACTGACAGAAAAAATATTTATCTAGCTATTGATAATGACAAAAACGCTGAGTCAATCCGCACACAAGATCAAGCTGAGTACCCAGCGGCTCCAGTTGGGCATTCCTTTATTCCTGTAACGGGCATCAGAGACCCGAAATCTGCTTCTTATGATTTTTTGATTTTTATTAACTCTTATATCAATAGCTACTCTGTAAATATGGGCGTTGGTGAGATTCCAACTGTTGATGTGGGTGCTGTTGCTGATAATGTATTTTTTACAAGAGGTGTGGATACTGGTTTTGGGATTCCACATATAAATACAGAAACCGCAGCCACGGGTTTTAGTGGGGTGAGCGTAGCTGTTCCCAAAAATTTTGTAAACAACATTAAAACTTTTGATTACCCTGAAACTGTTTTTATGCCCGGAGAGATCAAGCTTTCTTTAAGCAAAAGGGGTCATACTGGAATTAATTTTCAACATGGAACAGTTCAAAGTTGTAATGTAGATTTAGATTTGACTCGTGAAAACGTCCAATACATGGGCCACAAACTTCCTTGGTATAGGCCAGTTACTACACCAGTTGGAATAACAGCAGGATTCGATATTCTTGTATCAGGTGATGCAACAGGCAGTTTGATGGAAGACCTTGTATACAATGGAGAATATGATATAAATGTTGACTTTATGACAGGAAGCGTCTTGGGCATGAATTATCAGCTTTCTGGCCTAAGATTAGATTCTGTACAGTATGATTCTAGTATCGGAAGCAATAAAACAGCTTCTTTGTCATTTTCTTCTGACTTTAGTTTAGATGACAATTTTGGAGAAATTACAAGAGATAAAGGATTTTTTGTTAGTGGGCGTGTAATACAAAT